GTGTTCTGCCATTCCTGCTCGGCATCATTTACAGCCTTCGCACGAGAGACTTCTGCGCCCGCTATTTTGCCCTTATCAACCGTATCCTGAATTTTCATTGATAATTCGGAGGCTGCGCCAAATGATTTTCCAAGATTTGACAGAGCATTACCGGAATCAACTTTAGTATTATTAAGAGCCATCGCCCCATCAAGAGACCTGTCTGATCCGCTTAATTTAGCCGACTGTCCTAATTGTCCAGAACCTTTTTCAGAAGAAACAAACCGTTTTTCGTATGTCTGTATCTGCACCATTATAAACTCCTATATAAACATCATGGCCGAGTTTGCCGCCCCGCCAATAATGGATGCGTAAGCATTTGTTTTGGAATTTTTCCACGCTTGGCTTGCCGCGCTTTGATAATTTCTGGCAGATTGTCTATACTGATTGGCTTGTAACCTTTCAAACTGCGATTGTGCTCTAAGTTGTGCCGCCTGAAATTGACCTTGTTTTGTTGTATTATCTGCCTGCCAAAGTGCTTCTTGTTTAGTATTTACCGCATCCATCTCAACGTTTGCGGCAGATTGTGCCATTACCTCAAGCGGAGTACCACTCATTCTTACGCCAGATTTTGCATACGACACTCTCTGCTGACCCTCAAGTCGGCGACCGGATTCTCTTAGATTCTTGGCCTGATCTGTAGCCGATCGAACGATTCCTGCCGCCTGTAATTCTGAATTTTGAATAGCTATTTTTGCATCTAAATCAAGTTGTGCTGCGTTAAAATCTCCAATCATTCCTTGGAATCTTGCCCCGTCAGACTGTTGCATATAGGAATTGAAATTGGCTTTTCCGGCCTGTAATCCTCCATATACAGAAAGTCCAGTTCCGACCATTGATAATGATACGCCCGCTCCTTGCATCGGAGTTATTCCGGTTGCCGCTCGGCCTTGTCCGGTTGTCATCATTGTGCTTCGACTTGGAGACCCGGTAGTCATCACTCTATCTCCTTAACATTTGTAAAAACAGATATGCTTAAAATTGAAAGGGGTAGCGGCTCGCTTGATGTTACGAAGAATTGCGGGGCGGTAGACGGGGAGGCCACAATCGGCTTAGTTACGGTATCACCGCTATAGAATGGAACCGGAACACCGGCAACCAAGTCCGGCTTCCTTACGCTTACCGGGAATAAAGCGTTAGTAGAAGAGCCATAGTTAAATGCGCCGCTTTCTTTTATGCGGAAAATGACTTTGTATGGGAGCTTTGTCTTTCCGTAGCTGGAGCCGCTTTGGTCTGAAACATCAATATACATCGGGCTAATCGTAGCGGTATAGGGCAAGCCGACGATTACCTTGTTCTTGTAGTCTGAAATGTTTAAAGCACCGTTTGTGGCAACCGTAGCATTAGGCTGTACGCCGCCATCAGCAAAGACCGCTAAATCTTTGCCGGCAAGATGCTGAACCGTTGAAAAGTTTTTTTCAACTCTCTGAACAGATGCGGTTCCCGTCCAATTACTCCAAGACAAGGCGTTGATGTAGTTCGTTGTTCCATCAATCAGTAATGCAAAGTTTGTGCTGGTAACATCTGCTAACTGAAATGTATATCTCTCAAGCTCAGTCATCCCCGATACACCGGAAAATTTCGCGTTGTACCCGTTTGTCCATGTGTTATCTGCCCAAACGGTTACTACTCCAGACGTGCTAACACTTATGTCTGAAACGTCGATTGCATCTCCCCCGTCAAACATCAGCCCGCTATCCACAAACCAAGCATCTTTATCATCACTGCCCCAGTCAACAGGACGGAATCTTTCGATATATCGCACATCGCTGCCATTGATTTGCCGCAAAACACTTGCATATACCTCGTCTTCTCCTGTGGTCGGAATGCAGGCTACGCTGTCAAAATATCCATCGGTTGTCTGTCTGTGCCACGCTGTGATGTTCTGAGTCTTATTGTATGTCATTCCAAGCAGCTGTCCGTCTTTTCGGATACACCATATAATCGGTTCCGGCTGTTGCTGAATGGCCATTTGCACCACACCCCCCTCTGTAATGTGCTGTGCAAGGATTGTGAGGTCGTCTGATTTATAGGAGTCCTGCTCAAGGCTATAAGACAAGTCTCTCACCTTGCGCCCTTGGCGTTGCAAATAAAGCATACTGTCAGAGGCAACCACAGCGGGCATGCCATCCTGACTTCCAAATCCTGTCTGTTTTTTAGCATTAACAGATGTGGGGGTAAGGGCGACGGCAGACGATCCGCCATTTAGAATCCACTCATCGCCAAGCGTTCCAATATACAACGCGCCGCGACCAAGCATCCATTCAATGATGTTGTCTGAATTGATTGTAAACTGTAGTGCGCTATCGTCATACGTTCCAAGACGAAAGTTTTCATAGTCGTCTGTCATGCTCGCCCAAATTGTATTCACATCATTATCTGTTCCGGCAAAAAACAAACGGTTCTCAAAGAAGGTTCCGCATCTAGGATACCCTCGCTCTGCGCTAAACGCCGCCTCCGACCATGCTTTTGTCGGGCTGGTGCTTCCAAGCTCTGATCCAACTACGGCCTGAACCTGAGTAGCTGACAGGTAATTTGTAATTGTAACCCACCCGTTAATATATGGAGATTCGTTTAATAGCGTTCCGGTTCCAGAGGTGGTTCCTGAAACCACGGACTTTAGGCGATATTTGACATTCGCTTCTGGTTCTTTCCCAGATCGGTCATAGTTAATCGGACTGGCAGTATTTGCAGATGTATAGACCTTATAATCACCCCAAGTAACCCCATTATCTTCTGAAATCTGAATGTATAGGCTGCCGTTCCACGTACCAACTGTTTTAAGGTTCCAGTCTCCTTCAACTTTTAATTCCGATGACGTTGCGTTTGCCGCAAGGCTAACTGAAATCTGCGCTGAAGCCCTGTACGACCTCAAGACCCATGAAGAATCAACGTGGTTCGTTGTGAATAATGATGCACTGGATGTAAGCGTAATGCTTCCTGTCGTCGCAGACGGAGTAACTGTAATATCCTCTACGTTCTGGTCTAATACCGGGGGCCAATACCATACAACCTTTTCCATTGTAAATGTTGGCGTAATGCTTGTGCGCTGTAGCTTGTAAACGGGGTAGCTTGGATGCGTGATATAAATTGTGTCGCCAAATTTTGCAAACTGCAACGCCATTACATCTTCTGCGTGATAGGGGGTAACTACCTCAACGGGGACAGAAGACGTTGTTAGAAGTTGCTGTCCGTTGCCAAAGAATCTTGCATACTGCTCTCCAAACTCCATTATATACGACTGATCTACACCAATCGAAAACCCCTCAAGACGAACAAATCCGTTGCTTTTGGTTGTCGTAATATACTGAGTGCCGGATCGTTTGTTGACTCCACCGTAGGGCAGCGTGATAAAGTTTTCTACAGTCCTGCATCCAGAGCCATACCGCTCAAAATCTACGCGGGCATCCAGATACGGAGAAAGCTCGCCTGATGTAAATGAGTTATAGATAGCAACATTTGCAGTTGCCACGGAAGCAAACAGCCAAAATGCCAGTATCCGCTTCATTTTAGGTAGAGCTGAATTAAGTCTGCAACACGATTATATTCATCAGGAATCTGGTGGCGGTAGGCCGAAACAAATTCAAGATAACGAACGCTTTTCTCACCAAGGTAGGAGCGAAGCATATTTGCTTTTCCCATCAGCTCGGCAATTCTTTGCCCGGTAGGAGCCGTAACCTGTTCCTGTTCAGCAACAGCGACCGGCGCGGTCTTTGCTTCAGCGATGCGGGCGATAAGGGTCTCCTCCTTCATCAGATGACAACCTTTAATCCCGAGTGATTTTGCTTCTTCTTGCAGTGTCATATTAGGCTCCTATTCTAGCGTCTTCCCAGCGGTTGTTTTCGACATAAGCATCTTTGTTTTCAAGCGTATCCATTGCCTTAGCCTCACGAAGCACCGTTTGTCCGGCCTGAAACAAGATTCCGTACATTTCTTTATCTTTGAAAAGCGACGGGGCAAGCATTAGGGCAAGTTCATATGCAATGGCTTTTGAAAGCAGAATATCCAAATCTTTATAGTCAGATGGAAATTTAACGTATTTGAGATAGACTGCATCAAGGTCTGTAATCAGGCCTCTTCCCTGAACGTGCCATCTATCGTATGGAGAATACCCGTTACTATCTCCATAGACCTTAATGATTCGTGCACAATCAAACGGGATTGCAAAAGCATTTTCGTATTCAAAGACCGGCGATGCTGTATTTTTTGCAAGCTTCTGACGGCCTTCAGCACAATGCCAGTCATGCTTGCGAAGAACGGATTCTACAGAGCTTTTGAAAAACTGATTACAGCGAAGCGCGCTGGTGCTGGTTGTATCAGTAAGCGATTGAATAAAGTCGGAGGAGCCGCAGAGTCCAATCGCCATGTTGCAAATATCTACTTCATTCATTCGCATATCGGCTCTCCAAGATAAGGCAGGGGAGTTTGAATTCCTCCCCTTATGTGATTACGGTTCGATGTAATAAACAACGCCACTAATCGTAGTGTTCGTTGACCACGGCGTAGTGCCAAGGGCTTTAAGCGTCAGCAGTACTTCGCGAGAGAATCCAACATAATTAGCGTTGGAGTCGCCAAGTTCAAGGTCTGCAAATGTATCAACAACAGCATTGGAGCATGCGATACCATCAAGGAACATATCAACGGAATCAGCAGTATTTGTATCGTTGCTGATATATCCGCTATTGTCTGCTCCCTTAAGACCCACATCGAAGGTCTGATCTGCACCCTGCGCGGATACAGCCACAACACCTTTTACGATACGGGAATTTGCCGGGATTTTACACAGGTCAACAACGCGATTCGACATGGCCGTAGTCGTATCAACGTAGTTGAAATACTTAGCCAATATACGTCCATCGTCACCCTGAACCTGAGTTCCGCCCAACTGAACGGATTTCAAGTCAGCCGCAAATACGGCGCAAGACACCATCGTGATTGCAATGATAATCTTTTTCATGTTTTCTCCAGTTTTGGGGGAGTTTGAATTCCTCCCCCTGTTTGTTATTCCTGACAGGCGATCATCGCAACTTTGCCTTCTTCAAGGCGAGCCGCGCCCAACTGGAGCTGCATCCACAACTGCCAGATGTTGTTCAAGTCAGGGCGTTCCTGAGCTTTAACCTGAACGTCTTCCCAAACGCCAAACGCCAGAGCAGATTTAGCCATGAGCGTACAGGCACGATGAGAGGTGCTATCTACGTCATTTGCTTTTCCGCCAGTCGCCCAGCCAGTGGAGAGGTCAACAGACGCTCCGGTTCCAGCCGTATTCACATAAGGAACCATGTTCGTTACGATGACTTTGCTGATTCCCATAACTCCGTCGAGTTTACCGGTAGCCAGCATCTTGTTGACCATGTAGTCGCTGTTGGTCAGCGTAGCGATCTGAAGCCAATCGGCCTTCTGATTGGGCGAGATGAACAGAACGAGTTCGTTCATCGGGTCTTCAATGTTTACGCTGTTGTTTTCGATGGTCTTAATAGCCGCCGCAAGTTTGGCAACATTCAGGCCGACATTGGCAGACGAACCGCCCACCTGAACGCCGACGATCTGGTTTGCGTCAAAGCCAACGCCGGTTCCGCCAGCTTTTCCGGTATAGGCCGTGCCGAACAGGGCGTTCCAAAGAATTTTATCTTTGGCGCGACCGGCAGCAACGATACCCTGACGGGAAAGGTCTGAGCGGGGGTCAACCAGCGTTTTAACCGTATCAATGCTGTCGAGCGGAATCGCTACGTTAGCATTGGTCGGGGTTACACGCCGACGACCATAGGTGGGTTCGGTGAATGCAGTCGAAGCATAACGAGCGCGACTGAAGGTCATATCAAAAGCGTCAAGCTGATTGAAATAAGCTTCTTCGCCCGTGAGTTTGCCTTTGTTGATTACATGCGGGAACAAAACCGAATATTCCTGAGACAGAATATCCAGCGTGGATGCGTACTGTTTAGTAGGCATATCGGTATAGAATTCATTAGCCATTTTATTTCTCCTGTTTAGGTTTCAATTACGTTTTGGTAGTTTACTACCGTCCGGTAAGAGTGTCCCTCACAGGAGGGGTCTTGCCTTGCGATTGCTGTCTCGCCTGACAGACCATCTAATGGCGGCTCTTTCGAGGTATCGCTTATTTAGATTCGGTCTAAATAAATAAATCTCATTGCTGACATATTATGTCAACTTCTTTTTCTGAATCTCTTCCATCTTTCCGTGAAGCTCTCTCATCTGCTGAACGGCTTTCGTATGGGCTGGGCCGTCTTCGTGGAGATATTCCTTGCTTATTGCAATCGCATCAATCTGCTGTTGTACGCCCTCAGAGGTGTTGTGAAGGTAAGAGTCCTGCATAACCTTGCTATTCGTGGTGTTTTTAGCCAGCTCAAGCATAACCTCATATTTAGTGGTTTCATCGCCCCACCCGTAGCGTTGCATGGTTTCCTGATAGGTTTTGCCAATCTGGTCGCGGCTAAGTCCTGTCTTTCCAGCAAGCTTCCCAATCAGCTTGTCATCGAGTTCGGCCTGTTCTTTAGATGCCTGAAGCTGTCCTTGAGCGTCTTCATTAGCGAATCGGCTGAAAATACGATTCAACATATCGGGAATGTTTTTTGCCTTTGAAATCTCTTGCTTGGCAATTTCATTCAGCTTCCCGCCAACCCCTTTATAGTATTCTTCAAGCCCGGTCTTCATGCCGCCAAAATCCTCACCCAGCTCAATTCCTTTGATTTCGATAGAATCTGCCCCGAGCTTGCCCCAAAACTCTTTGATTGCCTCGGGAGATGCGTCTTCTTTTGGAATGTCGCCTTTCTTCCCAAGCATTTCCTGCGCGGACATAATTCCGTTTAAGGCGGACTGATCGTCTTTGTATTTCTCAAGCCACTTGGCCTTTTCAGCAGGAACCATTCCTTTTAGCGCGGCAAGCAGACTCGGCTTAATTTCTTCCTTCGCTTCAACCTTTGCTTCTATTGGAGCAACTTCTACTGGTGCGGTTTCTACGGGCGCAGTCTCCGTTACTTCAACGGGTGCGGTATCCTTTGCTTCATCACTCATTTATCATCTCCATTTGTTTTTTTGTTTTATTCACAAGGTTGCGAAGCGCGTCGCTATACGCCCTTGCCCCTTCTCTGGCATAAACCTGTTTGTCTGCATGAATGCCTTCGCTTCTCAATACCGAAAACACATTGGCGTTGAGTCCAAATAGAGCATCCATTTCATCGAGAGTCTTTTGAGCATCTTCTGATTCGAGAAAACGAGAGTAGCGTTGCAGTCTTTCCTGCAAATCCTTCTTATTCATACATCCTCCTATTGACCGCCAAGCGCAAGAGCAGTAAGGCTTCCCTGCTCCGGAGCCGTTCCGCCCTTAGATGCCGCATCAGCCATCTTAACGCTGTTTTCCATCTTCTGCTGTTCTGCAAGCTGTTTTGCAAACTTCTGAGACATAGCCCGCGCTTCGTCAATACTGCGCAGAAGCGTCTTTGGTGCGTTGGTTCCGCTAATGATTTCATCCGGAATTGCGTCCATCTTGAAGCGGGCGAGAAACTCGTACTGCATTACGGGGTCGCTAATGCCCTGTGCAACAGCCATTGAGTATTGCAGGGCTTCTAACGAGGCCATTAGGCGGATGCGCTTCTGCGCGTTAGCCAAGCGGCTTGTATAGCGAATAGATACGCGTCCCTGTGTCGCCTTGATGATTTCTTCCCATGTGCCAAGCTCTGAAAACGCCCCGGCCTCCCCCAAAAGAATCAGACACCATTTTAAAATAGGATTGAAAAGCTCCTGAACAAGCGGGCCTACAATGCTGTCTATCATTTGATGACCCTTTTGAACGCGCTCTTTTGTCTCGCCAAGGGTCATATTGCGGCGATTATCAAGCGGGTTAAAGTAGTCAAGGTAGAACATCCCGCGCATGGTTGCGCTCTTGTAGTTCAAATATTCAAGCCCGGTCTTCAAATCTGCGCCGGATAGCATCTGTGTCGGCGGATTGCCCATTCCGGTATCGTTCCAAAGCATGAAGCTTGCGTCTTCCTCATGGATAATCTGGTACGAGTTATTTCCCTGAGAAGCTGGAATGGCAAACATCGGCTTGGTTTTTAGCGTGGCCTCGCGCTGAATGTCTTTTTCGGCCTGCTCAATAGCCGCCATGGAGCATACCGTATCCATGCAAGGACACCGGCCAAGCGTTTCGGTTCCGATCTTCTTTACGCGGTACACGATGAATTTTTGCAGGTCTGCTCCGCCCTCACTAAGCTGGTGTTTCGATTCCTTTTCATACGCAATAACAGCGTAGGGCTTATTCATTACGTCGGTTTTTGTTTCGTCGCGGCCCGGTCTCGGAGCACAGTAGTAAATTATTTTAATCTCTTCATCGGGCGTTTTCTCAAATGCCTCCTTACACTTCTCGGACACCTTTTCTAATCCATACTCTTTAACCAGTGCGCCCACTGTGGTAGTTTTTTCTACCCACACGATGTCGGGTCTGCCCCTAAAGTCCTCGATGAACCAAAAGTTGCCAAACGGAACTGTAAAAAATTGCAGGCCGTCCGCATCGCGCTCAACATAGGAGCATACCGTTCCGTCTGAACAAGAAGAATCAATCGTAGAGTGCGCCTGAATTGCAAAGTTGGAATTGTTGAGGCCGTCATAGACCCGCTTTGTCACATATTCAGCACCGGCTGTTTCGTTTTCATCTGCTCCGGTAACATCATAAGCAAACCACAGCTCGCCGGATGTAATCATTTCTGACAATACACCTGCGGTATAGTCTGATTTCATCAGGATACCAACATCCGAAACGCGCCGCTTGTTGATTTTTGCACCCTTTTCTGATTGGGTCTTAATCATCTGTGCGTTAGGAGAGAACATCCATCGAACGCTATCAACGAGGGTGTTGAAGTTCGTATACTCTTCACAGTTCGCCCGCGATTCCCTGCGCTTTTCGATTTTTTGAATATCCATATGACTCCTCAAGATAATGTTGCGCTTTTCCCGCCAAGTGTGGCTACGCCGCGAGTTCCTTGCGTTTTAAGGAGCGCAGACCGTTTTTGTTTAAGAGAATCTTTAGTGGCATACGAATCTCTCTCCGCTTCGGTGTCGGAAGACAAATCTGGCTGTAGAGCCGGTGCGGGGATTTCTGGCAAAGTTGGGAAATCTGGAAATTTTGCATTTTCATGTTCTGGCGTTTTTCTATTCATTGAATATGCAGCTATCGCCGCCGCCGCGCCAGCTATCGCGAAATATCCTGATGTTAGAAGCATATTATCTCCTTATCCATGTCATGTCTTTTACCGCCGTATCTCCTGACAAAAAGCCATGCTTGTTATACAGCTTTTCCAATCCGCTGCTTACTAACTTGCTGTAGACCGCACAGATTCCGTTATTTACAGCAAACCCAGTAATGTTTTCTAAAAGAAACCCCAATGATTTGTAGCTTTGCCTTGGAGAGTTGTTTGGATTTGTCACAACCCACTCTAACATTCCAATCGGTGCAGTTTTATCAATATATAAAAACCCGGCACTATGAAATATTCCGTCTTCTTCGACTAAAAATCCGATTGGCAAAAACGCAAATGGAACCGGCTCCCATCCATGCGCGCTCCACCATCTGCACAATTCTTCGTAGTCAGAAAATAATGCCCGTCTGCATTTCATTGGCTTATTTAGATAGAGTATAAATAACGGGCGGTCAATACTTAATTATCGAAAATATCCGTCCATGCTCAACCCCTTGAAATTCTGAAACATATTCGTTGATCTGTCTTTTGGCGTTATCATCTGCAAATCAGCCGCACGAATGAATGTACGAAGCCCAGCCGCGAAGTTGCTGGAGCGGTCGTGCTCCGGCGTTCCTTCTCCTACGCCATCCTTGTTCAGCTTCTCGCGGAATGCCGCGATCATATCAACGCCCTTCTGAACCTGAGCGTCTGTTGAAAAGTGAAATCCACTAAACGCCCTGCGAATTAGCTCAATATCATTATAAATCGCCGGCGTTCTTGGCACAGGAGTAAAATCAATCCCGCGCTCTTTGGCAAAATCAAGGTTCGTTTTCATTCCGTGACCGGCCTTGCCTGTATTAATATCCCACGGTGCAAAGTGTCCGCCATACCAATACCCCTTTTGGTTAAGCATCTGAGCATAAAACGCCCAGTCGTATCCCCTAGATTCATGGCAATCTATAAAATGAACAAACTTCGGGTTCGGATAATCCTCTTTCGGGAACTGTAAAAACCAGCAAACCATAGCGTCCGTGCTTTTACTGGCCGTGCCCTTCCCCAAATCCCAAAACGTGAATACAGGCAGATTGCGGTCGTACTTCACATAGTCTGCATTAGCTCGCCGCTCGCCCTTCGCAATCTCATACTCATTCGAGAAGTATCCGCTGTCAGAAGCAAGGATTGGTTCGTTCAAGTATTCCTGCATAGCCAGATATTTGCTAATCATACCGCTATCAATATCGTCCTGAACATTGAATATAGGAGCATAGTTTGGCCCGATCTGCCCTATCCTGCTCATTAACTCAGGATTTATGTTGAAGCCTCCACCAACCCAGCAGTAACACTTAGTTTCGTGCGGTCTTAGCCATTGCACAAACCATTCAGGGTT